CTGAAACTGGTTTCTCACTTGGTAGAGCTTCAGAGATATCAAGAGATGAGATTAAGTTTCAAAAATTTATTGGAAGAATTAGATTAAAGTTCTCAAGAATATTTGAAGCAGCTTTAGAGAAGCAGTTAATACTCAAGGGTGTTATTGCTGCAGAAGATTGGGGAGTAATCAGAAGAGACATTAAGTTTGATTATGTAACAGACAATCACTTCTCAGAGCTAAAAGAAATTGAGATCATGAGAGAAAGACTCTCAACAGTTAATGATGTCGATCCTTACCTAGGTAAATACTTCAGTGTTCCTTGGGTTAAGAGAAATGTCCTTAGACAAACAGACGGTGAGATTGAAGAGATGCATGCTGAGATGGTCCTTGATACCGAAGCTGAGCAGGAGAATATCGATAAGTTCGGTCCTCCTCCCGGCGAAAACGGTGAAGAAGGCGCTGGATTCCCAGAAGCACCGCAAGACTAGAACTTTACTATTATAAATACAGATGGAGATATTATGGAACCAGTAATAAAAATGGTCGGCTTAGCAAATGATGATAAGCCTAATGCAGTAGCAGATATATTTGCAGACCAAATGAACGACAGAATCGCAGACCACGTGAGTGCTGCTAAAGATGTTATTAGTAACAATCTTTTTGGAACAGAACTTGCAGATAGTGATGCGGATATTATCGACGATCAGCCTGAGCTAGACTTAGAGCCAGAGATCGGTGACGAGGGTGAAGCTCAAGAAGCTGATGACTCAGATGAGTACGAGGCAGATCAGGAATTGATCGATGAGCCCGCTGACGATAACGACGAAGATTAAATTAGAGGAAACTATGAAATCACTCAGACAAATTGTTGAACTAACTAAGGTAGACATTATACCTGATCCGGATGCAGTGTCAAATGGAAAGGCATATGACTATGCTAACCCACGTCCTTCTGAGAAGGCATTCATTGATAAGCATTTAGATAACGTACAGCATGAACTGCACCCTGCTTTCAAAACACAAGCAGAACAGGACGCAGTGTTTAAGGGTGGAACGGTATCTAAAGATCACAGCAAACTTTCAGGCCACAAAGATGGCGAAGATGCTGATGTGTATGAAAGTGCTATTCAGTTCGTAAAGGACCAACTTACAGAAGACAACTTAATGTCTTTTGAAGCAATGCTAGAAGAAGACTTTGAAACAGCTATTGAGTTTGCAGTAGAGATTGCATCCGAATATGCTGAAGGCGGAGACTTATAATGTCCGTACTTAAACTTAAAGGGACCCAAGCAGCATGCGCTACAACAACAGGAGCTGCATCGACCTTTGGGTCTGCAACTGTTGTTAGACTAATAAACGGCACAACAGCTGCTCACTTAGTTACCCTCGAACAAACAGACGGTACAGACATCGGCACAGTTACTATTGCTGCTGGTGAATCTATATTGTTAAAGAAATTCCCAACAGACCAGATCTTTGCAGCTAACGCTGGCGTTCTGGGTGTTGCAGTATCAGTGGAGGGTTAATATGAGACTGATGACCGAACAAAATTTTGATACCATTCAACCATTAGTAGAAGCTAAAGCAGATGGTACAGGTAAAGATTACTTCATCGAAGGCATTTTCCTTCAAGGTGACATCACAAACAGAAATGGTAGATGTTATCCTGGATCCACACTGGATAAAGAAGTAGGCAGATACAATGAAGAATTCGTTAAGACTAATCGTGCATATGGTGAGTTAGGACATCCTGACGGACCAACGATTAACTTAGAAAGAGTTTCTCATATGATTAAATCACTCACTAAAGAAGGATCTAATTATATTGGGAAAGCCAAGATTATGGACACCCCTTACGGCAAGATTGTAAAAAGCCTTATCGACGAAGGTGCACAACTTGGAGTGTCCAGCAGAGGCATGGGAACATTGAAGCAAACATCAGAAGGTATTAATGAAGTGCAAGGCGACTTCCTTTTAGCTACTGCTGGCGACATTGTTGCTGATCCTTCTGCACCTAATGCATTTGTTAATGGCGTTATGGAAAACGTGGATTGGATCCGCGACGCAGCAACTGGAAACTGGCAAGCACAGAAAGTGATTGAACAGATTCAAAGTGCAGGCAAAATTAACTATAGGGAACTACAAGAAAATAAGATTGCCGCATTTGCAGCTTTCCTAAATACACTGTAGACAATTAAAAATATATAAATACTTTAAATAAGTAATATGACTCAATCTCAAAGGAGTAAAGAATGGCTAATGAACTAAATATCAATGAAGCCGAAGCACAAGTTGAACTTGATGAGTTCAAAGCCGATGGTGAGAATTCAAGCATTGCTGATCCAATAAGCACTAAGGATAACAAACGCCCTGCAGATAAAAATGCAAAGTTTGTACCCCCAGCGCCTGGTAACGCAAAAGCAAGCAACGGTACGGAAGTATCTAGCACCGACGGTCTTAAAACTACATCTGGCAAAGCACCTGCTCGCAGAGGCGATAAAGCTGACAAAGATGCACCAGTTGCACCTAAAGTAGCTACACCTGGTCAAGGTGGCGTTAAAGAAGACATCGACGCAATTTTCGGTGAGGATCTTGCAGAAGACCTCAGAGAGAAAGCTGTCACAGTATTCGAGGCTGCAGTTAATGCACGCGTCAGTGAATACAGTGATGACCTAGCTGAAGCATTTGAAGCACAAATCGCTGAAGCAAAAGAAGAAATGCAAGAGGAAATGGCTACTAAGGTAGATGGTTATCTAAACTATGTTGCTGAAGAGTGGATGAAAGAGAATGCAGTTGCAATCGAATCATCTCTTAAAGTAGAAGTTGCCGAATCATTCATGGAAGGCCTTAAAGGTTTAATGGAAGCACATAACATCCAATTGCCTGAAGAAGCTGACTCTGACGTACTTGCTGATCTCACGACTCAAGTTGAAGAATTAGAGAGCAAGTTAGAAGAAGAGACTGTAGCAAAAATTGCTGCTGTTGAAGCTACTGACATTGCAGAACAAAGATTTATTTTTGCTGAGGCAACTAAAAACCTTGCAGAAACAAAGATTGAAAAACTCCGTGCTCTATCGGAAGGACTTGATTATGGAAGTGCTGAAGAATATTCTTCTAAGCTCGATATGCTTAAAGAATCTTACTTTGGTGCACAAACCGTTACTCCTACATCTGAACTAGATTCAGATCCAATTGACTTAGATGAGGAAACTCAACCTAAAGCAACTGGTGGAATGGCAAATTATGCAGCCGCGATTTCGCGAACTGCTAGAAAATAATTCATATTTAATTAAGGGGAAACCAAATGAACTTATATGAAGACTTACAAAACAAGTGGCAGCCGATTATTGAGCACGCTGACCTTCCTAGCATTCAGGATAGTCATAGAAAATCAGTAACTGCAGTATGCTTGGAAAATACGGAAACAGCTCTTAGAGAATCTCAGGCATTCAGCCCACAGTCTCTTTTAGAAACTGCTCCTACTAACGCTACCGGTGGTGGTGTTGATAACTACGATCCAGTATTGATCTCTCTAGTAAGAAGAGCTATGCCTAACTTGGTTGCTTATGACCTAGTTGGTGTACAGCCAATGACAGGACCTACTGGTCTTATCTTTGCTATGAGAAGCAGATACACTAGCCAAGCTGGCGCAGAAGCATTCTATACAGAAGCTAACACTGCTCACTCAACAAGCGTAGCTGGCGTAGCCAACACGTTGATTGGTGGAGCTGATGTCGGTAATGTTGGAACACAGCCTTCTGGCGACGACAGCACTTATAACTTCGCTGGTGGTATGACTACTACTCAGGCTGAAGCATTAGGTTCTGCATCTAACGTAGCATTTGCTGAAATGGCTTTCTCAATTGAGAAAATTGCTGTAACAGCTAAATCAAGAGCTTTGAAAGCTGAATACTCAATGGAACTAGCTCAAGATCTTAAAGCTATCCATGGTTTGGATGCTGAAACAGAACTTGCTAACATTCTTTCTACTGAGATCCTTGCGGAAATCAACAGAGAAATCGTTAGAACAGTTAACTTGGTTGCTGTAACAGGCGCACAAGAGAACACAACTACAGCTGGTACGTTCGATCTAGATACAGATTCAAACGGCAGATGGATGGTTGAGAAGTTCAAAGGTCTTATGTTCCAAATCGAAAGAGAAGCGAACGAGATTGCTAAAGGAACAAGAAGAGGTAAAGGTAACATTATGCTTTGCTCATCTGACGTTGCTTCTGCACTTCAAATGGCTGGCGTATTAGATTATACTCCTGCTCTTAACTCTAACAACTTGACTGTTGATGATACTGGCTCTACTTTTGCTGGTGTTCTTAACGGAAGAATCAGAGTGTTTATCGATCCTTACTTTGCAGCTTCTAGTGGTGTCCACTATATGACTGTTGGTTATAAAGGTTCTTCAGCATTTGATGCTGGACTTTTCTACTGCCCATACGTACCATTACAAATGGTCAGAGCAGTTGGTGAAGATACTTTCCAACCAAAAATTGGCTTCAAGACTCGTTACGGCGTTGTTGAGAACCCATTTGCAAGAGGAACAGGCGTAATTGATGGAGCAACAGGTGCTCTTGATGATAACGCTAACAAGTACT